TCGCCCCTTTTTGTAAGTGACGGCGGGCAAGTCGGGGGTTCGATAGTAAGTGAAGTCCTTGTTCAGAATGAACTTGGTGACGCACATAACCTTGGTGGTGGTGTTGCTCATAGGGAAAACAATGAGGGTTAAAGGGAAGGTTGCAAGGTTTTTTTACGCCTTCTTGAAGAAGGCCCAAACGGTCACCCCGTCGTTGGGGTCGAGAATCTCCCAGCAATTGGACTTTTCGTTCCAGAATTCTTGAAGCTCTTGGAAGTCATCCATTTGCAACTCTCGGCCTTCCTTCTTGCTCCACAGGAAGGGCCAATACTGGTTGAGGCGTTCTTCGACGATTTCAAGGGTCATCGGGCGACGGAAATCGTTGCTACCGATAGAGAGCGTGTAGAGTTGGGGGGAGGTGGTGTTATTCATTACTCCCTTAGAATAGGGGAAGAGGGGCGCAACACAAGTTTTTTTTTGATTATTTTGCGTACAATCTTCGTGCCAACCGCATAGGAAATCTTTGTCAATGGGTAGAACTACGTAGCTGGTGTTTTTTACATTTTTTTTACAAATCGTGCCGGGCCAGGCCCGGTTGTAAAAAATTTGTAAAAGAGAGAAACTACGTACAACTACGTATTGACCATCCCTCTGTAAGCCTTTCCTACAGAGGGTGTCGGATTTCTTTACAATTACTTGCCAAACGGCTTGATGGCGGCTTCCTCGACGCGAGCCACACGTTCGGCCAGCGACTTCTTGAAAGCGTCTTGCTGCTCGATGGTGACCGTGAAGGGGAGGCTGTGGTGAGCCGTGTCCAGAAGGTACTTGAACATCGTCGCTTGAAAGCGAGCGTTGGCGTTGCGGTTGATTTCAGCAATGAAGTTATCTTCCATAGTTCAGAGAATGAGGGTTTCGGATAGAGTTGCAAGAAAAATCAGCGACGATCAATCAGATCGCCCCACACCAGACGCGCGAGGTACAGATCTTCGAAGGCCGCAAGCTCGCGGTAAGTCAGCTTAACGCCGTTTTCCCACTCGGCCCAGAGGACGCCCGAATCGTCGCCGCAGTCGCCAGAGATTTCCACTTCGAAGTCAGCCACCGTCTTATCGTTAAGGGTTAGTTTCATACCCCAGAGAATGACCGTTCCCGCGCGCAATGCAACATCTTTTTTCGTGTTTTTCGACGAATGGAAACACCCTCCCCCATTTCCAAAAAAAGGCGAAGGTTCGTTCCGGGGATCCGGTGGGGGGTGGTTTTTAACCCGCTCTACCTCAATTTTCACTATCCTATACGCTACTCCTTGTTTATTCTTACTCTTCTTATATATCTATTATGATCTATATACTAGTCTTTACCTACCTTTACCGCTCATATATGAGTTATTAACTACCATCTTCCCCAATCAATATCGGAGAAATCATTGATAATCCCCTCATAAGGTTTATCTTGTTTGTATATTTCAAGGATACGGTTGTGCTCGTAATCGCTTGTGGGTATCCACTTAGGGGGCTCCCCTTTCAGGAATAAGACAGTATAAGAACGATGTTTATCTACGGCTCTTCTAATGACTAGCATACCCCCCTATTTTAAAAAAATAGATATTTAAATCAATAAAAAGCACCCTTCTGGTCTCCTGGAACCGGGCGGCCCTCATAGATTATACCTAAATCTGTAAGCTCTTGAGGAAACGGGGATTTCGTCTTCTGTTTGCTTTTTGATTATCGCGCAGTTATGACCAAAAGTAATTGAAGAAATAGAAAAGTAATTCTTTTGCTCAGAAAACTCCTCGTTTACCTCATCTGCCAGCTTTTTAAGAAAATCAATAAAATTATAATCCCCAATCTGGTATCCATACAAGGAAGAATCTGGGCGCCAATAGTTGCATTCTAAATCCTCAACAATATAAACGCCGCCAAAATCCAGAGCGCTTTTAAATAATTCGCAAAATGTTATCATTTGATGCTGCGGAATATGAGAGCCGTCGTCAATGATTAGCTTGCATTTTGGGACTTTTTGCGCCAATTCTTTTAAATCAGAAGGGTTACTTTGATCGCATTTGATCACTGTTGTGCGCTCGTCCTTCCATTCTTGATGGATATCAGCGCCGAATATGTGAGCGCGCGGGAAATATTCCTTCCATAAAGCTACAGAGCCGCCGCGATCTATGCCGATTTCCAGCATATTAAATTCTTGATCTCGCAAAGGCTCCAAAAACATTGGATAAAATCGATCATATCGGTGCTGACTGATTTTATCAGTGAGAGAAGAGCCGATCTCTTTGAAAGTTTTCACCAGTGATGAATAATATTAACTATCAGCGCGATATCAGCGATGATCGCGAGAACCATTAGAATGAATTGAAACTTTTCGCTTTTAGTGTCAAATGTCATAACTGTTTTGTTTGGAAAGGATGAGTTTAGCGGCCATCTCGGCCCAGATAGTTGGCGAGCCGCCTTCTGTCACCAATAAATCAGGGGTGAATGGAGGTTCGAAGATTCTTGTTGTATCGGGATAATCGCGGCAGGGCTTTCGATCAATAAAAATCATAAAAAAATCATCTCCAAAAGCTTTTCTGGTCGCAAAAGTAGGGCATACAAAGTCAGCAATCGCATAAACCCCGCTTCTAGTAACGATATCGCACAACTTTCCCATTCTTCTGCTATGTTCAATCCGGTCTTGGAGCGAGAACCTCAAGTCCTTATGAATTTCACTTCTGATCTCGTCGGCGTTTAGGTGAACAGCGCCGATCATTTGCGCTAGATGTTTGGCTAGGGTGGTTTTCCCCACGCCCGGTAATCCCATTATTAATATTTTCTTCATCTAGTAACAGATCCAATAAATCTTTAATTAAAATAGATTTTCCCTTATACTCCGTCCAGTGCTCTTTCGGGATTTTCTTTAATAGTTCTATTTGATTCATTGATATCGCTATCTAGCCGCGAAATAAGATTATCAAGATTTTTTTCAGAAAAGTGTTGAGAGGGGTAGCCCTCAAAAGCTGGGACTTGATAGTAGTTAACAGTTGTTGAGATTTTGCGCAAAAACTCTATCTTGTTCCTGTTTTCTCGACGAGGAAGATTGTCAAACAGATAAACTTTTGGCGCCGAAATACTTGGATTGGATCGAGTCGCAACATGTGTACGAGAAAAAATTCGGTGAGTTGGAAAATCCAATTTGAACACCCTGTTCATTTCCAATGCATAATCATGCTCAGCAATTGTGAGCATATATACCTGACCCCGATTTCTTAGCATCTTTAGGAGCTTGAGCGCTCCATCGCGTAAAACAGTATCGTACTGATAGATTCCTATCTTAAGCCTAACCGCATCATCAGGAGGATTTAGCATAGCATCTTCGGAATGAATCAGGGTTTCATCAAGATCGACGAATATGGGAACGTTATTCATTTGTTTGAAACGACTTCGATGAGGTGCTCTTCTTCATTTACGACAAATGACCAGAAACACTCAACTTGCTCTTCTGTAGAGAGTCCTACTTGTTTTGCAAGGCTATCAATCGCCGCATCATTCTTGTCAAGAAAAGACTGTCTTTGTTTTCTTAGCTTATGAGCCTCCTTTAGATGTTTCTTTTTGATATTAATCATGGTTCTTTGGTATACTGAAAAACTTTACCAGCAGTCGCGCCACCAAACAGTAGGCCGCAGAATGCAGTGACGCTGCTGGGGATGTCAACTATTTGTTTGTTATAAATGCACAATCCCGCCCAAACTATCAAGGGCAAAACAGCGGCAACCATACAAACAATGAACATTTGTAAGCGAATAGACGAAGGAATTCCTTCACTCTCTTCTAAAGAGCGGCCAATCCAATTAAATAATTTCATTTTACGACGAGCGTAAATGTCTCGCTGCTTCTTGTACCAGAAGAGTTGGTGACAGTTACAGTATAAGTTCCAGCGTCTCCGCTGACAACGTCAGGAATATACAAACTCGCGATATTTGCGCCAACAATTGTTGTTCCGTTCTTCGCCCAAGTAAAAGTAAAAGGAGCAGTTGCAGAGCGATCAATGACCGCCTTTAGAGTAATAGTATCGCCAATATAAGCGACCATTTCAAGAGAGAACAAGTCGCCATCAAGACCCCAAACGTTTAGCCCATACTTTGTTAATGTGAATTTGGACCCGCGCGCGCGAGTTCTAAAAGCGTTGTCTGGATTTGTTATAGTTACTCCTGTTGAGGGCAGAACAGTAACATAAGAAGATTCTGATGTGTTTACGCCCGAAATCTGTGCGCCAACAGGAAGGATCTCTGAGCCCACAAACTCCTGTGGAATAACTAGGTTGATTCTTGATCCCGCTGGAGGATTGAAAACAATCGTGCCGCCGAGATCAGAAGCTCTCAAAATGTAGTCCGCCGTGACGGTATTAACTTTGAGAATTGTGGGCAATGTTGCGGGCTTGTTTAAAATCTGCGCTGCGCCAGAGGCTGCACTCCAATCCGCATTAACTTGCGCTCCTCCAATGCTGGACGGCTTATTTAAGATCTGCGCTGGGCCAGAAGTCGCGTTCCAGTCAGCGTTAACAATCGTTGGCTTGTTCAAGATTTGAGCAACTCCACTTGTTGCGTTCCAGTCAGAACTGACTTGAGCCGCAGGAATAACTGGCTTATTCAAGATTTGAGCAACGCCAGAAGTGGCATTCCAGTCCGCGTTAATTTGTGGTGAATTGCTGAACGTAGGTTTGTTCAAAATCATTGCGGGACCGGAAGTGGCGTTCCAGTCTGCGTTAACTGGCGAAACGATATTTGGCTTATTAAGAATTAAAGCGGGACCGGAAGTTGCTGCCCAGTCTGCGTTTACCTGACGACCGTTGGATCTTGAACTTTCAATTCTAGGGTTCTCCGCAGAGAATACCGGAAGAGAAAGGAATAAGAGTGCGATTAATATTAACTTTTTCATTGATTAAACCCAAAAAAAATCTCTGTTGTCGATGACCCAATGACATAGCTTAGTGTCGCGAATTTTGATTTCATTTTCAATTTCGTGAACTTCCTTATAAGCTTCGTGATAAGGTTTATTAGTGTCAACTCTCTCGTAAGCCTTGTCAAGATGCTCTACCAATTCTGGCCTTTTAGTTTTTGCATACTCGTGCATTTCAAGAAGTTCTGTTTGGAATTTCTTGTGAATTTCGTCACTAGAATAATCGACGGTTTCAAAACACTTTTCACGATCTACAAATTCGATCACAGCTTCAGCGTGAAACTTGGTAATTGATTCTGTCAAGTCGCTCCAGTCTGAAGGGAAAACGCTGTCGCGCATTTCCTTTCTAGGATTACGCAAAGTATTCTTAATCTTGTACTTTAGGTCGCGCAAACGCATAGAAATGCGCACATTATACGAATAAGCAATTTCATGGCGCAGTAAATACTGCACTGGATAGTTAGACTTAAAATATTTGTCAGCCTCTTTCCAGTCATACAGGCCAAGCGCATGAGGCTCAATATACCACTTGGTGGGCCACCACCAAACATTTTTTTCATATTTGCCTTTTAAGTGCTCTTCGAAACAGAACTTTTTCATATTAAAGAAAAAAACGCGCGAGGCTGCTAGTTTTTACGCTCAGCCAGATCAAAGGCTTATAAAAAAATCTGTACCCAACTGCTCTTTTAATTTGATAAAATTTAAAATACTTGTTGTACCAAGCGTTTTGAATTCTCTCTGCTTCTTTTTTCCAAATTAAATCTCTCTGCTTGCGCTCGCTATTGTCTTTTTTATCAAATTCTACAAGTTCGATATTTTCTAGCTGCCCCTTGTTGTAAGTTGCACAGAACTCAATCATGCAATCGTACTTTCCAGCAACATCCATAATATAATTACAAAAATTAACCTTACCGTGAAAATGAGTGTCCTCTTGGTAAGGGTCATTTCTTTCCATATGACCAAGCCGCGCCAAAATGCTTTTGGCATTTTTATCGCCCTCAATCCACTTCGTCTCCTTGTGCTTTTCCACAAAGAGTCTGCCGTTTTGCATAAAGTAAAGATCAAGAGCGCATTCAAGATCTTTGCTTTGAAACTCTTGAAGTTTTTCCTGTAAACCAAGATCGATCATCTCTTGGGTGATGGGGAGCTTTTCAGCTACCACGATAGTGTCGAACATTCCCATATTATTTTTTCTTTTTAAGTTTAAATTTTCCGTTTTCTAATTCTGCCCACTCAATATCGTCACCCTCTTTCCAGCCTAAGCTTTTCAGCATGTTTTCAGGAATCTCAATGTATTGGTCGCCGTTGTCAAGCGTTTTTAGGGGAACGATGACATTTTTCTGATTAAAAATATTATCCCAGTTTTCGCTGTACTGGTCATACTTTACTGAAAATGGACGCGGTTTAGATCCTTTGCCGTTCATACTAATGGTATAGTAACTCGCAGAGCACTTTTTCTATAAATTTTAGAAGTTGGAATAAAGCGCGAACAAGTGTAAAATACTAGTAATGTCATACATCAGTTACAACAATATTCTTGGATATGTCTCTTCAGGAGACGAACAATCCCTGAATACAGCGACATACAATAGACTTTATGCATTAAATATTAACGCCAGCAATTCTGCCAATCTACAGAGAATCAAAAGAGTTGGTGGGGAAGAAGACTACTACAATCAGACTGGGCCAAAATCCGCCACCGTTTCCGCTACAATCGTTCCTATTACGGGCGCGGGACTGAATCAGATCACTGGTTTCTTAGCTTTGACTGGCGATTTTACAAGCGGCTCCTACATTCAGATCCCCAGTTATCGTTTTGACAAGTGTTTTCTGAAAAGTTTCGGAGCCGTTTTTGAGCCTTGGAGAGTTTGTCAAGTTTCTTTACAGTTTGACTCTTACGGAATGGCAACGGGCGCAGGCATTACCTCCCAAACTCCGTCAGAATCATCTTCAAATTTAATTTCACCTTTGCGCGGCACTTCAATTGCGATTACAAATGCTGGATATTTTTCTGGACCAATCACAGAATACGAAAATATTTCTTTTGAGGTTTCTGTTGATCGAGTGGCAAATTACGAGATCGGTCAAGAATATCCTACAAAGGTTAGCGTCGCGCGAATCACTAAAACATTGCAGATTAATGGCGTATCAAACTTGAATTGGATCTCTGATTATCAGCCAAATCAGACGATGAACTGTCAGATCACGATGGCTGATAGTAATGTGATTGGTATTACTGGAGTGCTCACTAACCAATCTTTTTCAGTAGATGCTAACGGAGTTGCAAAAACTAACCTCACAGTTGTTGAGGAGATGGTTTAATTTATGGCCAAAAAAGCCTCAAAAAACAAAAAGAATAAACCCGCAGAGATCGTAATTCCTCAATTAAACCATGAATTAAAATTCAAGGAGCGGAAGTTTAAATTTAGCGAAAAACAGCAAGAGTTGCTGAAAATGTTAATGGATGAAAAAACGAAGTTAGTATTTATTGCTGGTCCAGCAGGAACATCAAAAACTTTTATGGCGGTTTATGCCGCCTTAAACCTAATCAAAGATTCAGAAAAAGAGATAGTATATGTCAGGACTATTATTGAAAGCGGCGAAAGATCGCTAGGCTCCCTGCCGGGAACGATCAACGAGAAGTTCCAGCCATTCCTCCAGCCATTAGAAGACAAAATTCATGAGATTATAGAGCCTACTGATGCCAATAGGCTGAAAGAAGATGGCCTAATCTCAGCAATTCCAGTTAACTTCCTCAGAGGCAGTACTCTTTCTGATAAAATCGTTATTGCTGATGAAGTGCAAAACTTTACCCATAAAGAGATTACAACACTTATCACTAGAATTGGTGAAGGCTCAAAGATCTTCCTTTGCGGCGACTTTATGCAGTCCGATATGCGCGGCCAGAATGGCTTTGAAGACTTTTTCGAACTGTTTTCTGATGAGGAATCGGGTCAAAATGGCATACTAACATTTAAATTTACGGAAGATGATATAAAAAGAAGCCAAATCCTGAAATTCATTGTAAAGAAGATAGATAAAGCTATCAATGAGCAGAGGGGAAATAAAAATAGCAATCCTAAGTAATTGGGCCAATATCGTCAAAATATTTGGAGGTATTGGTGTCGCCTGTGCTCTTTTCTATCTTAATGCAACTTATGTTACGAAGAGCGATTTTACTCCTGTTGCTCAAGAAATAAAAGTTCAAGCGCAGCAAATTTCCTATGTAAACGCCGAGGTAAAAAATATATCTCGGCGTTTGTCTAAGATAGTAGATGATGAAGGAGATCCAGTAAATACTGATAAGATGGTTGAAATTCAGAAAGATATTGCTAAAATATTAATGAGAATGGAAAACCTTAATGAAAAGGTGGACCGTTTGGATAAAAACAAATAAATATGTCCACTGTTTTCTGCTCTAGTTGCGGAGCAAAGCATCAACATGCTGGTTTTCCGCCTAACTTCTGTTCGAAATGCGGCTCGCCAATGACGGCTAAAGCCGTTCAGCAGAGTTCGGCTAGAGCGCAAGCCCCAAAGGTCTCAGCGCCTGCTGATGACGAAGAGCTTTCAGAGGATCAGAGTGACATTAATGAGCTTCCTCATTTGGACAAGTTAGACGTAGAAATCTCTATCGAAGGAGGCTTTAGAGCCTTCAGTTTAGAAGAGCTTTCTAGCTCGCCAACGACAGCAAGAACTCAAAAGTTCAAGCCAGTTCGTCGTGATGGCATATCCGACTTGTCCCCTCAAAAATACGGAAGCTCAAAGAATGAGGCGAAAGATTAAGTACGAAGAAAAGCAGGACGTAGTAGATCGGATCATCGAGAAACAGAGATATATGTGGCAGCTAAGGGCTGTCGCTTGGATGGATTTCGAAGATGTGGCGCAAATAATCAGATTCCACATTTCCAAGAAGTGGCATATGTGGAAGCAAGATCGCCCACTTGAGCCTTGGCTAGCTAGAATAGCGTCAAATCAAATAAAGAATCTTCTTAGGAATAATTATTCTAATTATGTTCGCCCTTGTTTAAGCTGTAAGTATAATCAGGGTAACGAGCCGCCAGCTTGCTCGATCACCCCAAGCGGTTTACAGTGTTCTGAATGCCCGCTTTATAGAAAGTGGGAAAAGACAAAGAAGAGCGCTTACGATGTTAAGCTTTCTGTTTCTATAGAAGGCCACATAGATAACGTGTATGCGATGAAAGATTCTAGTTTGGACATATTGTCCAGCGCGAATCGGCTTCACGAAGAGATGAGGCTTTATCTGGCGCCAAAGCAATACAGAGTTTACGCAAGACTGTTTATAGATGGAGCAGATGAAGAAAAGGTGGCGGCAGAAATGGGATACAAAACAAACGAAAAGGGCAAGAAGGCTGGGTACAAACAAATCAAGAATTTAAAAAAGCTTTTTAAGCAGATCGCTTTAAAGATTCTACAAAACGAGGACATCATTACTGGCTATGAATCTAGAAATTAAATTTACCCCAGAAGATGGAGAGAAGATCAAGAAGCTTGCCGCTGAATTTCCTGATTTAAATCTAATCACAAGAAAGTTCTTTAATGACGAAGAGTTGGATGGCAGAAGCAAGCAAGGCATTGCAATCAGGGCTTTTTTAGCTTCAAATAAAATTAATTATAAGACTTCTAAATATCAGAAAGTTGGTAGCTTACCACTCACTGATGAGCAAAAAGATTTTATTGAAGCTCAGTCTAAAGTGGGTACGGCTAGCCTTCAGATCGCAGAGCTTGTTTATCCTGACAAATCGGTTGTACAGTTAAGTGTTGAACACCGTACTGTAATGGAGTATTTGCGCTCAATTGGAAATGGCATTATGCCAGAGAATGAGACCGCGCTTGGCGTCAAATATCAAGTACCGCGCTCAGTTGAGCGGGTAATAAATAAAATTAATGCAGCTACGGGCGAGAACTTAAACAAAGAAAAGATTAGTCGCCATCATAAATACTGCATAGACAAACTAGCTATCAATTTATCGAATTCCCGCTTCCAAAAGATCATCAATTGCTACACATCCCAAGAAGACAGAACAATATTTGAAGAGGAGTTCATACGTATGACTTGGGACAAGCCTGATCTCACTGCGGACGAGGTTAATTTGTACATGAATGTATGCAAAGAAATAATTAACCTCGAAACTACTTCGCGACACTTAGACAAGCTTAATAAGATGTTTGAAGAAACCCAAGAGCAGAACGAGATGAGTATTCGTTTGGCCGAAATTATCAAAGCCAAAAGTAGCGAGTATCACCAATGCGAAGGGCGCGTCGAAAGTCTTATTAAAAAGCTGCAAGGCGATAGGGCGGGTAGAATTAACGCAAAACAAAAAGAAAATGCTTCTGTTTTATCTATCGTCCAGATGTTTCAAGACGAAGAAGAGCGCGCCAATATGGTCAAAATTGCAGAAATGCAAAGATCTCTTGTTAAGGATGAAGCGCAAAGACTAGAGAGTATGGTAGAATGGAAAGCTCGTATTCTTGGTATATCATTAGATGATGCAGTGTAAAATATGCGATCTTACTTTTCCCTCAGAAAGAAGTTTGCATGCTCATTTAAAAAAGCATAAGACTTCTTTAGCAGAGTACTATACGACTTACTATCCCCGTAAAAATCTGCTAACAGGAACGCTATTGCCGTTTAGGGATAAGGAATTGTATTTTGAAAGAGATTTTGAAAATAGAGATCAGCTTTTGCGATGGTGTGAGATAGAGTCGCCAGAAAAAGTAAAAGCTCAAATTAAAAAGATGCTCGCGCACAGGATCGAGAGCAAAGAGTTGAAGTATGCTCCATCATATCTTGAGCTAGAGACAAGCGAGATGCCTACAATTGATTTGTATAAGAAGCATTTTGGCTCTTATTCTAAAGCTTGCGACGAAATTGGCGCAGAGCCTATGTTCAGAAGAAGCCTGCCAAAAAAGTTTCACGAAGACTTTTCGGAGGTGGAAATTTTTATAGATACTAGAGAGCAGCAGCCTCTTAGTTTTAAGAACGAAAGAACTTTAAAACTAGATTTTGGAGATTATACCGCTAGCGGAGCGAATTATACAAAAACATTTGTAGACCGCAAATCAGAATCTGATTTTAAAAGCACTCTTGTTGGCGATAACTTAGAAAGGTTCAGGCGCGAGCTACAAAGATGCAAAGATATAGAGTGTTATTTATTTATAGTAGTAGAATCTACTTTAGATCGAATCAATAATAACAACGATTTCGCTCCTCACAAAGCAAACTTAAAGTTTATATACCATAACATGCGTTTATTACAGCATGAGTTTGCGGAATACTGCCAATTCATTTTTTCGGGTAATAGAAAAAACAGCGAATTTCTCATCCCGAAGCTGCTAACGATTGGAACTCCGCTTTGGGATGTGGACGTTCAATATTTTATAGACAAGGATTATCTATGGCTTGGATCGAAGGAAATCAAAAAAGAAAAAGCGCCTTCAGCAAAGTAAACGAAGAAATCCTTAAACAAAAGGGTTATATCGAAGAGCGGGATGCAAAAATTCTGCTCTATAAGTTCCTGCGCAACAATATATCGTTTTCTTCGGAGATGATCTGTGGCGTAAATCTCTTCCCATTCCAGCACCTTGCTATTAAGACAATGTTTGAAACAGACTATTCAATGATGGTCTGGAGCCGTGGTCTTTCTAAGAGCTTCACTTGTGCAGTTTTTGCGTCCTTAGATGCGATTCTAAATCAAGGAGTACATATCGGAATTGTAAGCAAAACTTTTCGTCAAGCAAAAATGATTTTTCGTAAAATCGAAGAGATTTCGGAAAAGCCACAGGCTGCATTTTTAAAACAATGCATTACTAAGTGTACCAAAAGCTCTGACGAATGGACAATGGAAATTGGTAGAAGTAAAATCACTTGTTTGCCACTTGGTGATGGCGAAAAGCTTCGCGGTTTCCGCTTTCACAGAATGATGATTGATGAATTTTTGCTGATGCCAGAAAGAATCTTTAATGAAGTTATCATTCCATTCCTTTCTGTTGTACAAAATCCAACCGAAAGAAAGCAAGTGTACGATTTGGAAACTGAATTAATTAAGCGCGGCGATATGAAAGAGGAAGATAGATTTCTTTGGCCGAATAATAAAATTATTGTTCTATCTTCAGCTTCTTACCAGTTTGAATATATGTACAAGCTTTATAAGCAGTACGAATCCTTGATCAGTTATCCAGAAAAAGATGGTAAGGGTGGGGCCACAAGAGCTATCCTACACTTTTCTTACGATGTCGCGCCCAAAGGCTTGTATGATGAAAGTCTTTTGACGCAAGCAAAATCTACAATGTCCGAGTCTCAGTTCATGCGCGAGTTCGGGTCAAGATTCATGGATGACTCTTCTGGTTATTTTAAACTTAGCAAGATGCACGAATGCACTATAAAGGCTGGAGAGGGGCAGAGTATCGAGCTTGCGGGGGAAAGAAGCGCAGAATACATTCTTAGCTTTGACCCTTCTTGGGCAGAGAACGAGTCCTCGGACGATTTCGCCATAAATATTATCAAGCTAGATAAGGCTAACAAAAGAGGGATTCTTGTTCACAATTATGCAGTTTCTGGAACCAACTTAAAAAAGCATATCGAATATCTTCATTACTTAATGACTAGCTTCAATATTGTTGCGATGTGTGGCGACTATAATGGCGGCGTTCAATTTATTAATGCGGCAAATGAAAGCGAGTTATTTAAGAATGCAAAGATCGAAGTAAAGATGTTTGAGGCTGATTTTGATTCGCCGGAAAATTATCAAACTGAACTTCGTAAAGCTAGATCAGTTTATAATTTAGAGCAGAAGCGCATTTGTTATTTGAGAATCCCAACTAGCCCTTGGATAAGGTACGGTAACGAACTTCTCCAGTCAAACTTTGACCACCGTAAAATCTTGTTCGCAGCAGAAGCTGTTAATGACGACTTTACTACTCAAAAGGGTAAGACTATCCCTATTAAGAACTTAAAGTTCGTGAGGGATCAAGAAGACAGTCAAAGCATTGAAGCTAAGATGGTAGATTTTGTAGACCATCAAGCGGATATGATAGAGCTTGTCAAAGCTCAGTGTTCGTTAATTATTCCGACAACTACTGCTAATGGTCACCAAAGTTTTGATTTGCCGCCAGAATTAAAGCGTCAGAGTGGCGCAGAAAAGACAAGAAAAGACTCTTACTCTTGTCTTGTTTTAGGAAACTGGATGACAAAAGTTTATTTCGATATGATGGATTGTCAGATGCAGACAGTTTCTTCTACTTTTACTCCGTTTTTTGCTCGCTAAATGAAAGTAAAAGAAAGTACTTTTAGACTTTTGCGTGTAACTTTTAATATAAAGGACTATTAAAATGGCGCGCTCTTATATTAAGAAATCCGAGTACTGGAATAAGAACAAGAAACCAGAAGCTGTTTTGCAAGCTCCAGTAGAGCCAAAACTTGTTGGAGGTTCTTATTTTAACGATATATCAAAAGCTTCAAGAACATCTTCTAGCTCATCTTCGACTAAGAGCAGAATACCGGCCAATGGCACTGATAGTAATATTCGTAGATATGCTCTATTGAGCCAAGGGCTACTACCTTTTGATTTTTCAAAAGATGGCGTAGATGTTAGAGACTCTATCTTGCTCTGTCAAAAGGCTTATGCAAATGTCGCGATTGTAAGAAACACAATTGATATTGCCACTGAATTTGCCAATACAGATATTTATCTTGAGGGCGGTACAGAAAGAAGCAGGGAGTTCTTCAGCAAATGGTTTAAGAAAATCAAACTGTGGAAGATGAAAGATCAGTATTTCCGCGAATACTACCGCAGCGGAAATATCTTTTATTATCGGATTGATGGTAAGTTCAATGCCGAAGATTTTAAACTTCTTTCAGGTCTCAGCGAGAACGGGATTGTGAATAATCGCGTCCCTCTTCGCTATATTCTAATTAATCCATACGAGATCGTTGCAAAAATTTCTAGCTCCTTTGCGGAGGCTGTATATGAAAAAGTTTTATCTGAGTATGAACTTGAGAGGCTGAAGAACCCAAAAGATGACGCTGACGTTGAGCTTCTAAAAGGGTTTCCTCCAGAAGTTCAGCAGCAGATCAAGAGCAAGCAATATTTTAGAGACGGGTTAAAGATGAAGCTCGATCCTCAATATTTGCTTTATTCTTTTTACAAAAAACAAGATTACGAGCCTTTCGCCATTCCTTTCGCCTATCCTGTTTTAGAAGATGTCAATGCAAAGATCGAACTGAAGCATATCGATCAAGCGATTTCCCGCACCGTCGAAAACGTTATTCTTTTGATTACGATGGGCGCGGAGCCAGATAAGGGCGGAATTAATCCTGCCAATATGACTGCAATGCAAAACCTTTTCATGAGCGAAAGTGTTGGTCGCGTTCTGGTTTCTGACTATACCACAAGAGCCGAGTTTGTTATTCCTGATCTTAAAAAGGTGGTGGGCGAAGAGAAATATAAGATCTTGAATCAAGATATTAAAGAGGGCTTAATGAATGTGCTGCTTGGAGAGGAGAAGTATAATGGTCAAAATGCAAAGATTAGCTTCTTTATGGAGCGTTTGAAAGAAGCGAGAAACTCTTTCCTGAATGATGTTCTCCAGCCTGAAATCATCCGCATTTCAAAGGATCTGGGATTCAGAGCTTATCCTACAGCTAAGTTTACTGAGATCGATCTGAAGGATGAGACTCAGTACATGAGAACAATCTCTCGCTTGATGGAGCTTTCTATCCTTACTCCAGAGCAAGGTATCGAAGCTATTCAAACAGGTAAATTGCCGGACGCGCGCGCCCTCGCGCCCGCGCAGGAGCAGTTCCTTTCTGAGAGAGAAAAAGGTCACTATAATCCAATTGTTGGTGGTGTTCCAGTTATGCCTTCTGATGCTCCAGCTACTCCTACCGCAGCCCCAACTAATGGCGTTGCCGGAAGACCCTTGGGCACTCCTAACCAAGCTTCGCGCAAAGATATTCAAGCAGTTGTTTATGAGGTTGATGCTTTTATGAAAGCTTCCGAAGACTTTGTTGCTGACAAGTTTAAGGTAAAGAAACTATCGAAGCAGCAAAAGCAAAATGTTGTAGAGTTGTGCAAAAAGGTCGTCGCTTCTTCAGATAGAGAAGCTTGGGTTCCAACCCTGCAAAAGTGTATGGCTAATCTTGATGAAATTGAGAAACTGAAGCCTTTGCCCCAAGTTTCGCAGACTGCGGATGAATTTTTATTAGAAGAATATTCTGCGGCAATTTTTTATCATTCTGCTGTAAAGTAATATATGTCTTTTAAATACAAAACAAGATTAGACGGGATTTCTTTTGCCTGTCATAAACTTGGGGACACAGATTTTCCACTACTTTCCAAAGCTTCGTTAGACGAGTTAAAAAAACTTTCACCCAATATCGACGTAGAGAATAACCCAGACTTACTTGGGGTTTCATTCAATCTTGCTGTCCCGAATATGATCAACAACAATGGCGACGGCATTTCGGGCGCTACCGCTTCGAAGATCGCCAAGAGATTCCTGCACAAGTATCTCAATATCGAGCATAACAAAAAGAGAGTTGTCGGGCATATTACTAATTATTCCTTTAACGATTTTAAGGATAACAAGTTTATGAGCGATGACGAGGCCGCTCAAACTCTTGATCCAATTTATCTTTCTGTTGCTGGAGTTATCTATAGAACCGTTGATAAGTCGTTTACTTCGCTGATGTTGCGTAATTCCGACAAGAATGATAAGTTTAACAATGCTATCTCTGCAAGCTGGGAAATTGGTTTTAGTAGCTATTACTTAGCTATCGGGAGTCAGTCGCTTAAAGAAGCGGAAATTGTTACAGACGCGGCCCAAGTTCAAGAGCTTTCTCAGTTCTTAAAAGCTAAAGGTGGTAGCGGCAAAATGAATGACGGCACTCCAATCTATCGTTTAATTGTTGGAGAGATTTATCCTCTTGGCGGCGGTTTTACGACTAATCCAGCAGCACAAGTTAATGGCGTCGTCGCTTTTGACAATGATGCAAGCATTTCGCTCAAAGACTCTGAGAACGATAAAGAAGACGATAAAGAGGAGGAGAATCAAGACATAGAAACAAAAGAGTCTTCTGCTGATTTTCAACAAGAAGTTGCCGCCTTCTTGTCGAATAAAAAATCAAATTCCATTTCAGTGATAAAAAATGTAAAAAATATAAACCATATGGACTTAGAAAAACTTATTTCAGAACTTAAGTCTGCCCTTTTGGAGAAAAAGTTTGGTGAAGAGGCTGTCGCTTCGATGACCAGCCAATTCGTAGACGCCATCAAGCAAAAGGATGCAGAGTATCGCGAGTCTCTGTCCGCAGAGAAAAACGCTAAAGAGCAAGCCGAGAAGCTTTACAAAGAGACTGTCGCCTCCGTAGAAAGCATCAAGTCAGAGCTTTCCAAGACTCAAGAAGAGCTTAACCAGATCAAGAAAGTTCAAGCTGAAGAGCAAGCTCTTGCTCGCCAAAACGCTCGCGTAGCTGAACTTGATTCTGCTTTCGATCTTTCTGACGAAGACCGCAAGCTGGTTATCGGTGAAGTCCAAGCTCTTGACGCTTCTGAAGAGGCTTTCGCTTCTTACAAAGAGAAGTTCAATGTTGTTTGGAAGCACAAGAACAAAGAGGCCATCAAAGCTCAACAGGCTGAAATCGAGAAGAAGATTTCCGAGCAAGTCGAGGCTCGCCTCAAGGAGGTCAGCAAGGCTTCTACTGTAACCGCAGAGGTTAAAGTTGAAGAGCAGAAGCCCGATGTCGATGCCGCTCTCGAAAGCGCTAAAGCGACAAACACCGCCCCAGATAGCAAGATCTCTGGCGAACCCAGTCTCCGTGAGAAGTTTGCAAAAGCTTTCTCCCGCGAAAATATTAGCGTAAGCTATTCCAAATAATAAAAAATAACTGTAAACCAAATTAAAGGATAACTATATGGCAAATCGTCTTCTACCGTTCCGTCAATACGACGAACATGATGTGGTAAACATGTACGCCCTTGTTGACGCAGCCGTCAACGAGAACGTAACTGGTGTTGGTACTGGTGATGCTGGCGTCTTCGTTAAAGTTTCCGCTGGTAACTTTGACCTCGACCCAGTCTCTTACGCTACCGACTCTTACCTCGGCAAAACTGACTACCCCTTCATTGGGGCTAACTCGTATCCCAAGGTTAATCTGAAGGTTACTCCTGCCGCCTCTGGCGACTTGACTAACTGCCTTGGTCTTACCCTCCGTCAAACTGCAAAGTTTGATGAGAACGGTGAGAAACTTCTCTATTACCGCCAAAAGGCTGAAGAGCTTATGTGCGTACTGCCCGGCCAAGCCGTACCAGTCGCTACTCGCGGCATCTTCTCCCTCGGTGCAAACGCTATCGACGGCACTCTGGTCGTTGGTTCCGGCTTCAAGCTTTCCGCTAACGGCGGCAAAGTTACTGGCTGTCTGCACACTGACGACGGCAAGCTCGGTATCGTTCTCGGCACTGGCTCACGCACCACTCTCACCTCAACTGCAAACCTCAGTGACCAATTCCTTGGCAACTTCGCCGTAGTTGGTCTGCGCATGTAATAAGAAAGGAACTATCTAAATGAAAATCACCTTAAAGCGCACTCCAGAACAAGTTGAGCTTATCAAAGCAATGGCTAGCCGTAATCGCACCGTTGCTTATGATGCTCAAGTCGCCCTCGCTGAATTTATCGGCCCCGTTCTCGCAGAAGTTGTAAACAATGCTCCTACACTGAGCAATCTGTTCACTACCCTGCCTTTCAACGCTGACGATAATCCCAGCATCCCACTCGACCTCTACTTCGACATCAATGACGAGGACTACATCACTGTATTCTCGCAGTCAGTAGCTGGCGGTCTGCCCACCAATCAGGTTCTTCCCACCGTATCGGAGATGAAGATCACCACCTACAGCCTTGACAGCGCACTTTCGTTCGACCGTAAGTACGCCGCCAAGCATCGTATGGATGTTGTCGCTAAGACCTTCACCCGTATGGCTCAGGAAATCCTCCTGAAGCAAGAGCGCACCTCTGCTAACCTCGTAATGTCAGTTCTCGCTACCGCTGCTACCAATGGCAAGGATCACGTTCAACGTGCCAATGCCGCTGGTCGTTTCCTGCTGGCTGACCTGAACGAACTCCTCACCCTCGGCAAGCGTATCAACACCTCTTTTGCCAAGGGTACCCCTGCTGGCGGCGCTCGCGGTGGTCTGAGCGATCTTCTGGTTTCGCCAGAGATCGTTGAGCAGATCCGCGCTATGGCCTACAACCCAATCAATGTCAAGGGCTCGCCCTCCGTCTCTTCTGCTGGTAATGGCAGCGAGAACGGTATCGCTGCTCCTGACGAGATGCGTATGGCTGTATACAACAGCGCTGGTATCCCCAGCTTCTACGGCGTATCTATCCTTGAGTTCAGCGAGATGGGTAAAGGTCAGAAGTTCAATACCATCTTCGACACCGCTGCTGGCTCCGACACCTTCACTAAGGCTGACGGTTCCACTGGCGCTGCCGCGTTCGATGGTGCGACCGAAGAGATCCTTGTTGGTATCGACCGCTCCCGTGAGTCCCTGCTCCGTGTTGTTGCTACTGATCCAGATTCTAGCGCCGAGTTCACCCTCGTTGCTGACGACCAGTACAGCATCCGTCAGAACAAGATCGGCTACTTCGGCTCGATGGAAGAGGGTCGTATCATCCTCGACACCCGCGCCCTCGTAGGCAAGATCGTCTAAGGTTAATGTTTATCAAAAACCCGCCTCGAAAGGGGCGGGTTTTTTTATTCTCTATAACATAGAAAAGTGTAAAATAAAGAGTATTATCTTATATGGAAATCTCTACTGGACAAAGTAAGGCTCCTAAGAAAGCCAATTTAATTGATGAAATTAATTCTATAAAAGATAAGAACTCGCCCGAATACAGAGACAAGATTCGGCAGCTAGAAAAGACTCTAGGTATCACTGAAATTAATATTTTTGGCACTGCTAATCGTAAGATTTTTGAAGAGAATTTGGATACTATGTCTGACCGTCAAATTCAAAGTCTTGCAAATAAATTAAAAATTGATCCTGCTGGCAGCAGGCCCAATTTAAAGCAGAGACTGCTTCGTCAATTTGACACGCAAAATGTTGCGAGCAGAGGTTATTTCGTTCCTCAGCCGCAAACTAAACAAGTTTTCTCTGATGAACAGAGAGAAGAATTAAACAAAGTTTTAAATGGCTAATATCCAAGAAATAGCTAGTGGAATTTTTTATTACGAATTCGACGCTGATACTGGTGAGACTAACATCAGTATGATTTCTGGTTGGCTACAAGCTAACCTTGGTGAACTTAACAGTCTTGTATACACAGATTATAGCGGCGCTTCTACTGATCTGGGACTAGAGGAGCAAAACATCCTCAAGCACCTTTATTTGATGCATTATTACAAGAAGAAGTCGCGAAATGCAATTAAGACGATTGGAAGCTCAACTCCAACTAACAACGTCGTTTCGATTCGTGATGAAGATTCTTCTGTTACTTTCTTGAATGGCAACGAAGTTAGTAAACAGTTTGTTATCTTGTCTAAAGATCACGGTGCTGAATTAAATAGATTAGTTCATGCTTACAACTCTTATCAAGGCAAGCCTGTTCAAGTTGTCGCTAAGAATATGGTTGGCGAAGTTTTGAATACTTTAGCAACTGGATCTTTAACTTAAATTTAATTAAAATTAAAAATCAAAAGCGCATCTTTAATGGTGCGCTTTTTGTGTAAATTCTATTAGCCGCTATGCCTGCCTCCACCTACAATATTTCAATCGAAAGGAATGTGGACTTCTGTTTAGTCTTAACTTTGAAGAATGATACTGGAACAGCTATTGATGTCACGAACGCCACAATTGATGCAGAGATTAAGCAGGATTATTACTTTCCAAATATCGCAACTTTCACAGTAACCAAAGTCACGCCAGCTTCCGGTCTAATTAAACTTACATTGAGCGCGGCACAAACTGCCGCTCTTCATCCTGGTCCTTTGAAGTATGATGTTCTTGTAAAATATGCTGATGGAACAATTCAAAAAATATTAAAAGGAACGGTATCAGTAGATACTAATATTTCAACGCTTTCATAATATGCCAGATGTAACTGTAGAAGTTATAGTTTCAGGGGTTTGCGGCGCGGTTGAAATTGTTGAGACTTCAACTGGAGTTTGCCCGCCTACTGAAATTATTGAGGTTGATCAAGTTATCGGTAATGGCAGTAGTGGAACTTCTGGAACAAGCGGTATAAACGGGACTAGTGGAACAAGTGGAACGAGCGGTTCATCAGGAACAAGTGGTTCTTCTGGCACAAGCGGGACAAGTGGAACCAGTGGCTCTTCTGGGACTTCAGGCGTTGATGGTTTAGGTTATAAAGGATTAACGTCTCAAGATTTTATAAATGGTACTCTTGGGCCAATAAATTTTACAACTAATTTAAATAGTTTTGAAACTGCTTTTGTGGTTGGAGATAGGATTAGAGTGCAAAGCACTATAAATGGTACTTGGATCGAGGGAGTAATTACTAGTTTTCTAAATCAGAATTTAACAGTATTATCCGATAATTACTTAGAAGAAGGAGTTAGTAATAGCTGGACATTTTCTTTAGCTGGTCTTTCAGGTTCAAGTGGAAGTTCTGGAATAAATGGAACTAGTGGCACCAGTGGTACAACTGGCACTAGCGGTTCTTCAGGCAGTAGTGGCTCGTCAGGCACTAGCGGTTCATCGGGCACTAGCGGTTCGTCAGGCACCAGCGGTTCGTCAGGCACCAGCGGTTCGTCAGGCACCAGCGGCATAGATGGTACTAGCGGTACAACTGGCACTAGCGGTTCTTCAGGCACTAGTGGTTCGTCGGGCACTAGTGGCTCATCGGGCACTAGCGGTTCATCAGGCACTAGCGGCACAAGCGGCATAGATGGCACTAGCGGTTCATCAGGCACCAGCGGTACAAGTGGCACCAGCGGTACAACTGGCACTAGCGGCACAACTGGCACCAGCGGCTCATCAGGCACTAGCGGCATAGATGGCACTAGCGGCTCATCAGGAACTAGCGGCTCGTCAGGCACTAGCGGCTCATCAGGCACTAGCGGCACAACTGGCACTAGCGGTTCGTCAGGCACTAGCGGCGTAGATGGCACAAGCGGTACAACTGGCACTAGCGGCTCATCAGGCACCAGCGGCTCATCAGGCACTAGCGGCTCATCAGGCACCAGCGGTTCTTCAGGCACTAGCGGTTCTTCAGGCACCAGCGGTATAGATGGCACAAGCGGTACGACCGGCACCAGCGGTTCGTCAGGTACTAGTGGCACAACTGGCACTAGCGGCACAACTGGCACTAGCGGTTCTTCAGGCACCAGCGGTTCTTCAGGCACTAGCGGTTCTTCAGGCACCAGCGGTATAGATGGCACAAGCGGCACAACTGGCACTAGCGGTTCTTCAGGCACCAGCGGTTCTTCAGGCACTAGCGGTTCTTCAGGCACCAGCGGTATAGATGGCACAAGCGGTACAACTGGCACCAGCGGCTCGTCAGGCACTAGCGGCTCATCAGGCACCAGCGGTTCTTCAGGCACTAGCGGTTCTTCAGGCACCAGCGGTGTAGATGGCACAAGCGGTACGACCGGCACCAGCGGTTCGTCAGGTACTAGTGGCACAACTGGCACTAGCGGCACAACTGGCACTAGCGGTTCTTCAGGCACCAGCGGCTCATCAGGCACCAGCGGTTCTTCAGGCACTAGCGGTTCTTCAGGCACCAGCGGCGTAGATGGCACAAGCGGTACAACTGGCACCAGCGGCTCGTCAGGCACTAGCGGTTCGTCAGGCACTAGCGGTTCTTCAGGCACCAGCGGTGTAGATGGCACAAGCGGTACAACTGGCACCAGCGGCTCATCAGGCACTAGCGGTTCGTCAGGCACTAGCGGTTCTTCAGGCACCAGCGGTGTAGATGGTACAAGTGGTACATCTGGCACTAGCGGCTCGTCAGGTACTAGCGGCTCTTCTGGTACGAGCGGAACAAGAGGAACTAGTGGAACTAGTGGAGTTAACGGGCTTTCTGCCGGAAGAGATTACTTTTTTAATTATACTGAAGCCTCTGATATATCAGGATATAAAGATCTTGGACAAAGCACTATAACTGGACTTGAAGCAGTAGTTGCTGTACCTCTTTCTTCAAACGAGCAAAATGTAATTGTTGATGGAGGATTTATTACTGCTAGCGGCGATCCTAACGTAACAGTAGTTCCAAATGGAATTTGGCACGCTTATGTTTATTTTTCAAAATCTGCTGAAAATGCAGACATTTCCTATTATTACACTGTATCAAAATATACTACAGGAAACCTTGAATCAGTTTTGTTCACTTCTGAAACTGTCGCATTAGGTTGGGATACAAATAGCGGAATTCCTGTAGAGATTAAAAATAATGCCGTCGCTACTACAGAAATATTACATCCTACTGATAGAATTCTTGTAAAACTTTATTTGAATAATAATGACTCTAATGCTCATACTGTAAATTTTTTCACAGAAGGCACAAATCATTATTCTTACATTGTAACTACATTAACCGCTTTTCAGGGAAGCAGCGGAACATCTGGTAGCAGTGGTACAAGTGGCTCCTCTGGTACCAGCGGAACAACTGGTACTAGCGGTACAACTGGCACTAGCGGCAGCAGTGGCACTAGCGGCAGCAGTGGCACCAGCGGCGAGAACGGCACTAGCGGCACTACTGGCACCAGCGGTTCTTCTGGTACCAGTGGACAAGCAGGAACAAGCGGAACAACTGGCACAAGCGGTTCATCAGGTACTAATGGAGCCGCTGGCGCAAACGGTTCGTCAGGCACAAGCGGCGCGAATGGCACTAGCGGCACAACTGGCACTAGCGGTTCGTCAGGCACTAGCGGCGTAGATGGCACCAGCGGTACAACTGGCACTAGCGGCTCATCAGGCACCAGCGGCTCATCAGGCACTAGCGGTTCTTCAGGCACCAGCGGTGTAGATGGCACAAGCGGTACGACCGGCACCAGCGGTTCGTCAGGTACTAGTGGCACAACTGGCACTAGCGGCACAACCGGCACTAGCGGTAGCAGCGGCACTAGCGGTGCGAATGGCGCTAATGGCACCAGTGGAACAACTGGCACTAGCGGCAGTAGTGGCACCAGCGGCGCAAACGGTGCCAACGGCACTAGCGGCACAACCGGCACTAGCGGTAGCAGCGGCACTAGCGGTGCGAATGGCGCTAATGGCACCAGTGGAACAACTGGCACTAGCGGCAGTAGTGGCACCAGCGGCGCAAACGGTGCCAACGGCACTAGCGGCACAACCGGCACTAGCGGTAGCAGCGGCACTAGCGGTGCGAATGGCGCTAATGGCACCAGCGGCACAACTGGCACCAGCGGTTCTTCTGGCACAAACGGTGCGGCTGGTGCAAACGGCACTAGCGGCACAACCGGCACCAGCGGCACTAACGGTGCAGCAGGCGCAAACGGTTCATCAGGCACTAACGGCGCGAATGGTACTAGCGGTACAACTGGTACAAGTGGTACTGCTGGCGCGGCTGGCACAAGCGGCACAAGTGGAGCAGGAACTATCTCAGGAACAACTAATACAGTTGCAAAATTTAGTTCAACAACGGCAGTTGGCAATTCTTCAATAACCGATACGGGCAGCTTAGTTACAATTGGCGTTAATACAACAGTTAATGGACACTTAGCAGCGCAAACTAAGGCATTCCTTATTGACCACCCCACAAAGAGTGGAATGAAGTTGCAATATGC